ATTGATTAGTATCTGTAGAGCCAGTCAAATCAGCAGCCCAAGTGACGCTGCCGCCGCTTGACCAAGTAGCCACACCACCAACGGTTTTGAGAACATCACCATTTGATCCTGGCGTAATGTCAGAACCAACTATAATCAATCCACTATATAGATTGCCAGAAGAATCATTATGAACAACACCGGCAGTAGAAAATGCTGGAATAGTAATGTAGCTTGGAGATACAACAAGCCTATCAATTCCGCCCGTTTGAAGATTGACATAACCATCTGGTCCGAGTTGTGAGTGACCAGAAGATAGATTGAGATAACCGCCTACGAAAGATGAGCTGCTATTTACATCTTGAGCATGAATAGTAAAAGTATGACCAGAGCTGGAGCCAGTGCCACCTTGTTTAATGACTGGGCTGGCTGCAACATTCTGCCAGGTTAGATCGCTGAAAACATCTATGCCGCCGCTTACTCCAACACCACTCAAAGCAACAACGGTCTGACTAAAATCGGTCGATCCGGCTAAGTCATTAGCCCAATTGACACCAGAGTTGCCACCTGTTCCATAGAAATTGACACCGTCGCTCCAAACAACAGCAGTAAAGCCTGTGTTGATGGTAAATGCGGCTCCCGTAGTTCCCCTAATTCTGATAGCTTGGCTACCAGATGTGGCATTGTGAATGGTGTATAAACCGCCCAATGGGAAAATCAAATCACGAGTATTTGTCAAGGGCACAGCGCTCGTAATAACTAACTCAAGAAAATTATATTGTGTTGATGAAAGGGTGTAATTAGCATCCGCCGGCATTGAGACAGTGGCCTGGTTAAATGTCGGCTGCATACCTCCAGCCCACCCAATACTTGCACTCGGCTCAAAAGTAACCGGATTATAGAATTTTGTTGTGGAGAAGAATTCTGCCGTAGCATTAACGCCTAAACCAGTTCCATTAATGGTAAATGTGGTGCCATTAAATGTGAGTGGATATGAAGATAGAACGATGCCGCCAGCTACAGAAGCGTTTAAGAAGCTGTTGTTGTGCAGACTGAAATTCATGCTGCCGAAAGCACCAGAAAATCCACCACTACCAGTAGTTACATTAAAGTCTCCGCCGTTACCAGCCCCAAATCCACCACCAGTATTAATGCTGACACCACCACCGGGAGCATTGGCAGTGCTACCAGAACCTGAATTGATAATTAGATTAGTGCCAGTTGGTAATTGAAGGGCCTGACTTGCTGCATTTATAGTCAGAGTATTTGAATTTATCGGAGTCCAATCGAGTTCATTTGGGCTCAATAAGAAATGGCTGCCAGTATGTAAATCAAGGGCTGCACCAGCACTACCACCCGCCGTAATCTTAAGTGGGTCTAAGCTAAAAAATTCGGAAGTATAAACATTTACCGGAGTGCCAAGCGGACATCCACTAATGCTTTTGATGTAGCCATCTGGTGTCAAACCACATAGGTCTCCACCCATAATGTATGGCAAAGAAGTCAGCATAGCATTTAGATCAGCCGCATTGCCTACCGTGGCATTGCTTTCAAAAGACTCACTACCGAAGAATAGTCTGTTGTTAAAGGTGTTGCGAACGAAAACACCAAATGTGATAAGGTGTTCATTGGGTTCGCCACCATTAACGGTAGAGGTGAATTGTAGAGAGTTTCCACGAGATAGATGTGGCCCATGTGGATTGAGTGGAACAGCATCCACCATTGGTGGGACTACGAAGGTTGCCACAAATCCAGTTTGGATTTTGCTGTTATTAACGGCAACTAAATTACCATTGATTTGAGTGATATCATCTGACTGTGATGCTTCAATAAACCATCTATTGACGCCAGCGCTGGAAGCCAAAGCAATAGTGATAGTGCTTCCAGGGGCCACATCAATGCCTGAGGTATTGACATCAGAGATGACAAAACCATTGACTGTGCAGATAGCTGATGGAGATGGGATTGGTGGGGGCATTTATACCTTAGATGTTCCAAGAGAGGTCGGGAATTACTTGATATTCCATTGTGACCAAACCAAATGCGTTATTAGCAACTGAGTTAGCACCGGATTCGTCCGTGATACTCAATACATAGATGTAATTCTCATTATCAATTACATTATTTTGATTACATACATAGTTCATGAACTGTTGGTTTCCGCTATTATAGTAAGCGGCTCCCGAACCTGGGTTAGGGAAGACTTGTGGATCAACTGTGGAAAGGGCCTGTGGGTTGAACATACCATCCCAACGATATCTAATCAAAGAAAGAGATGGTCTGTTAGCTGGAACAGCAGAGTGGCTGCCTCCAACAGAAAGTCCAACGAAGATTTGGTTAAGAGTTGCTTTGTTGTGGCTTCTCTGTAGTTGCATTACCCAGACTCCACCAACGCCAGTATCATAAACGAACTGCAAACCACCGCCCCAAGTGCCAGAAGCAGCAATACCGGAAGTAGTTGATTCAATAACCTGTCTGGTAATTGGAGAGTTCCAAGATGGCCATACATCAGTTTTGTGAGTTCCATGGACATTGAAAGTATTACCAGTTCCAATGGTCAAGAAGCTGGCACCGCTGTTGTTGAAAATGACCGTGCTGGCTCCAGTGACTTCTACCAAACTTCCAGTAATAACCGTAGTTTGACTGGTTAGGTTTAAGAACGAACCCGCATTGAGATTGACTTGACCACCCGAGGCTACCGCGATTTCACCGCCTCCAGCAATAGCTAAATGACCACCGTTATCTACCGTGGCAGTAGCTCCACTTTTGACATGCATAGTGCCACCGGAGTTGATACCCAGTGTAGCGCCAGAAGTAATGTTTAGAGTTCCGGCCATCAATAAACTGGCAGATGAACCAAAGATAGCATTACCAGAACCGTTAAATGTAAAACCAGAAGTATCATTAAAGGCAATGGCAGATGAACCATTGAAGACTAAAGTGCCAGAACTATAATTGATAGTTCCACCATTTAGAGTAATCACTCCACCTGACTGGATTTGTAGATTAGCTCCACTCAATACATCTACTCGACCAGAGATACCTCCACCATTGGTGGCGTTATCTCCAGTTTTATCAAGAATATGGGTAAAATTGTCATTGATGTAGTTCATTGCTTGAGATGGGATAGTTCCCTCATAAGCGAATGTTCCTGGGTATGGTTTTGAAAAAGTCATTGTCTATTACCTTTATACATTGAAACACATATTGTCGAGCGCCAGCGGTGCATCCATCTGAATGCCAAGTAATCTATATGTGCGGTTGGTGATGTTATTAACAATTGGTTCCAAAATTGTTACAGTGAAATCATCAATGACATCAATTACATGATAAGTATGAACTGCGTTGGTATCATCCACTACCTCAATCGGCATATGAAACCCTAAAGCTACATTGGCCAGGTCAGTAGTAAAGGCGGTGAAGATACCAGTGATGGTAGTAGAGCCCGCAGTAGAATTAATAACATTCTTGGCTAAGGCAAACCCACCATACCCGTCATTGCCTGGATAGAGTAGTTCTAAGTTTCTGGTGGCAATGTCAGCCGGCATCCAGGGCAACACGAAGTTCTTGTAGCTATTAGAAATGTTGAAAAAATCAGATTCCGACATCAAATAGTTGTCTTGATTATCTCTTGGACGCCACACTCTAACCAGCAATGTAGATAGTGGGCTGAACCAGAAACTGGTGGCTGGCACTGGAGCATGGGTGGCCAAAGACTGAATCTGTGGATCAACATACTCTAAATCAATAAATACTTGTCCCAATAGAATAGAGATGTATCGTCCTACCGCCGCTTCGTTTGGTAGAGTGCCGAATACAGCTTCTTTCAATCCAACATAGGTTTGAATTTGAGGTAGGTTAGTTGGAATAATTCCATTACCCTGAGTTGCAATTCCATAGATAGCACCAAACCTATCAGCAAAGATGCTTAGACTGGTTGGGCTTAATTGATTACCCATTAGTTCTACAAAGTTAAAAGCAGCGTTGAATGCCTTTGCGATAGCAAACGCCTCAATCCAAGCTAAACTCCCTGGTTCTGCCGAAATAGCGGAACCCATTCCCAACAGTTGATCTGTTAGAAATAATTCCAAATTGCTATTGTGCTCGGCCGAGCCGCTTAGATAAAGTGTGCTCATTAATAAGCTCCCCAAACATCTACTGTTACACCAGAGAAATCATTCAAGGCATTGGTGTTGTCATAGAGTTTCAAAGTCAAAACATTGGCAGAAGCCGTGACATGCCCCGAAGCTAACCCGCCAGGGTTATGAAGGTTAGCAAACCCTCTTGCAAAATTGACTGAGTGAGTGTTAAAATTGCCAAACGAAGCATTATACTCATCGCTAACCACTGTGGGCCAAGTAAAGGTATAAATTCCCGTGCTGACATGATGGCAAACTGGAGCTGTGGTTGTGATATTGCCCCAAACGGAACCATAGCTAACCAAAACCATAGAAACATCGGAAGGGTTAAGGGTCACCGTTAGAACCGCCCTTTGAATAGTTTGAGTGATTCCAGCAATGTTGCAGAAAGCGGGAGCAATAAGTGGGTTCGACCAATCTGTAGTTGGGTCAGCAGGTGGTAGATTCTGATAATCTACTTTTGATAAAGCTCCATAAGTAGAGCCCGAATCTTTGTCAGGTAAAGTCATTTATTTCTCCGTTATGGTTGGCTATTGTAGAAAGCCAAATTGCGTGGTATCCAAATTTTAGGTGGGGCAGCCGTTGGTGGCGTAGCCTGTCCAGTGCTGTTGTATAAGAACTGCGCACTGAAGATTTCAGCATTGATAGCTGTTAGGTTCTGCAAGAACTGAGAGCCAACATATGGTGAGTAGTTAGAAGAAGCCGATGGCTGTCTGTTAGCACCAATCTGTAGAAGTCCAAGAACATCAGTAACTTGTCCTGGGCCAAGAGCCGAGAATGAGCCCATCACGGTGTCCAAATAGTTCTGAGCATTGACAGAAGCTGGGAAGATGTAGTCCCCAACTGCTACTTGAGTATTTCCATAATAATCCAATCCACCTTCTGTGAATGGAGTATCAATAGTAATAGTCCAGGTGTCATTATGATTATCAGTGGCCGATAGAACCTTAGCTTGAACTACCTGCCATCCATTACCAGCAATACCACTTCGATTAATCCAGCTAATGAAAGTCAATCCTGGAGTAGGGATAGTGGTTGAGTGAGAGGCAGATGCCGCCTGCACTGTGAATGATGTGCTGGAAGTTACCGCTGTCACTTGACAGTTGTTGGTAACGAAGGTGCCATCTGGGTTAGGCCAGGTGAAACCTTGGAAATTGACCCATCCACCACCAGTTCCGTTAGATGGAGAACCGATTGGGAATGGTAAGGTAAGTAAGAAAGAAACATCAGCCGACACATTATTGACGGTAGTGATGTATGTAGCAAATGGATTAGAAACACCAGCCGCTACCTGTCCATAGATAACAGAAGCATCATTGGATAGGTTATTTCCGAAGTTCTGGCTGAGTGCATTGTAGGGCGAGAATCCACCATTCAATGAAGTGTTGTCAGTTAGAAGATGTGGAATATCTCTTCCAATATAATAACCATCACTCTGATATCCGACCAATGCAATTAGCTGAGTTCCAGCTCCATTGAAGTTAGAATATACGAATCCAGCTTCCACAATTGGATCAACGCTGGAAGATAGATTGATGAGTTGCTGGAAGTTACCGGAACCTGGTGGATTCTGAATAGTGGAATAGAGTCTGGCGCGAGCTTGAGCATCTGTTTCCAAATCGGAACCGCCTGTGCAAGCTACGCTGATTGGAACGGTGTTCTGGGACAATGGTGGAGGGGATACCCAAGTGAGGGTAGCTCCGATTCCCAAATCTGTATTCTGTCCCTGATCTACTGCGATAACTGGAACATTCTGTCCATTGAAATAAACGCCAGAGACAGAAACCATATAGGTTAGACTGTTTTGTCCAGTGAGAGTCATACCCGCATTCAAAGTCTGTGGGGCTGCCGTGATGAACTGGAAGAAACCCTCTGCTGAGGTAGCGGGTTTTCTAACAAGTCCGTATTGGTTGAGCACACGGTCAAGGTCATCCCCTGTTGCTGTATCTACCATACGAGCATCCATCTGTTGCTGCATGATGTTATACATTACAGCTAATTGCTGAGAAACAGCCGAGAATCTAATATAGACTTCAGAGTTAGGGTCAGCAGAAATGTTTGGATAGCCATTAGCTGCCGCCAAAGCCTTATAATGACTTAGCAGGCCCTGAAGAATGGTTTCTGCGCTTGGTATGACGAATGATGAGACTGCCATTGTTAAGTGCCTTGTGGTTGAACTGGTAGGTTAGTGGTTTGCTGAGTTTGTGTAGTATTCTCTGTCCAAAAGACTTGGATAATAACCTGTCCTGGGCCATTGAGATGAACATCAACTCCATTAAGCGTAATGCTCTTATTGTTAATGAGGTTGGCAAGAGCCAGCTTGACTGCCGCATTACATTGATTGACGATATTGGGAGTTACCAATTTGATAGTGAAGAATTGGTTGCCCAATCCCTTCTGGGCGCTACTATCAAAATAGGTAAGTAGTGAGAGATAAACCTGCTGTTTGACAACATCTTGCCCCACAAAGTGTCCATTATCAGCCAACACGAAATCACGAGTGACAGCGTCAATCAATCGAGATGATTGAATCTGGTTGTTCTGATCGACATACTCTCTGCGGTCAGGTGGTTGTGGAAATGGTGGCGTCACTAAAGATAGCCCATAAGGTAGTGGTAAAGTCATTTGATAGTTCCAACTCCGGTGCCTGAACCTGTGCCTGTGCCAGTTCCGGTTCCAGTTCCAGTGCAAGGGCCTCCGCCTGGTGGAGCAATGATAGTTGCAACGCCAGAAACAGGCAATGTAACATTGGTATTAACCGTATTGATGGTATCGGTCGTATTGACAACAGTATTTGTTATTAGATAAGGGATTAGAACACTCATAATAGTGATCCAAGTCTCTTTGTTCTTTTCTACTGATTGTAGATATTGTGCCAACTGAGCTGGCGATGGGTTGTCTGGTAATGGTGGTAAAGCTAAAGCTTGGGCGATTAGGGTGCCCGGAGTTACCCCTGATGCGTCTAATGGCATTATTTAACCTCACATTTGTGTAAGTGTTTGTGGAAAGTTTCATGATCTAAACAAGCCCCACCATGATATTTACCTTCCATCCACCATTCAGCTACCTTCTCTTGTCCATCGGGTGCTACATGGAACATCCTGGCAGGCCCATCAGTGCGATGTAGTTTGCCATGACAATACCATTCTTGGTGAGTTGGGAAAATAACGGCTGGCCCATCTTCACGATGTAGAACTCCCTTGAAGGTATGGATTTGGACTCCATTTCCATCATCATAAACTTGTGGTTTTTCTAATTGAGTTAGGTCAAGATACATTAGAGTTGAGTTCCATTCATTGGGCAGTTAGGGATATCTATCTCATCTAATACCGGCATAGCGGCAAGTATGAGGGCGTTCAGCGCGGTAATTACAGGGATTAGCAGGGCCGGTGGAATTGGAATGCTGATTGGCACTTGGAAAGCTGGAAGCTTAATAGCACAACAGGTAATTCCAACTTGCCCGAAGCTTAGCTGCAATGTAAATGCCAAACTTGGTAGAAAGATAGGTGGTATTTGTGGTGGTGTTGGTAAGGCAAGGTTAAGACAAGACATTTTGTTACACCGCTATGAAAACATGAGTAGAAGCTGCCGCCGCTACTGTGACTAATCCAACTCCAGCTCCAAGAATTGGGATACCGGGGGCGGCTACTGGAAGAACTCCATAGACTGCTGGCAAATTGACTCCAGTGGTTGGCCCCAACATAATGGAGCCGCTATTGACTGTGAATGAACCAGTTGTGATAGTAACTGAGCTACCCACTACCGCTGCCAATGGGCCTGGAGCCGCTGTAGCATTGAGGTCAATTCTACCTCCGGTGGCATTGGAAACATGGAATCCAGTAGCATCGAAAGTAATCTTCCCAAATGGTGCTTTGAAATACCAGCCAGTTGGTGATAGGGTCATTTCCATATTGTTACCATCAGTGTCAGTGGTAACTAAAGTCACTGAATTGTCGTTCTTCAGAATAACTCTGCCATGTCCAGTCTGAGCGTAGATGGCCGTTTCACCCGGATTGATATTGCCGGCTTGGGCTTGAGAACGAGTATCTCTGAAAGCAAAGGCGATATTCTGGTCATTACGACTGAAATAGAGGCATTGTGCTGCGTCAGTATTGTTAGCCGTTTTATCTGGTAGAGCCGGAACTGAAATGATACCTGGAGTCCCCCATACTTCGGCCTGAGAGCTTTGGACTTCTCCACTCTCGGCAAAACCTAAATTGACAGTGATACTACCATTCAATTGGCTTGGTGAATTACTGTTGGCTGCTGTTTCAGCAAAGACAACATCTGCAACTCCAATAATTTCTCCGATAGCATTTAGTATTTGATTATTGGGCATTGGTTATCCTGTAATATCGTAAACATGAATATAGGGCAGATTCAATGTTAGTTTAGTTCTACATCCACCATGTCTATCTCTCATCATCTCCACTTTACGAATCCAAAACTTACCATTGATACTTTTCTCTGGGTGAAAAGACTCGTCTTGGACTTGCACCATTAGATTAGGCGCCCAATAAGCTCCCTGCTGACTATGTCCCTGCACCTCATATTCCAACACGAAGTATTGGTCTTGGTAATGAGCCATCAGTTCAGCCGTATAGAACTTCAACTCATCAGTAGTTTGTGCGTTGTAATCAACTACATATTTTGGTCTCGACACATTGGTTTGCATATCTGCAATAGTTTGCGGAACCACATTGTATAGGTCTTGGTTTGGTGGTAAAAGAATATAGCCAGTAGTTCCACTGGTTAGATTATCAACAGCATTCTTGACATTAGGGATAGCTGAAGCAAGAGACAATTGAATGCCAGGTGTTCTTTTGTATCCAGTGAATTCGTTGATAACCATAACCTTCTGCGTTGATTTCTTGAAAGTAGGGCCGCCATGGCTGCCTTCTGCAATGATAATAGAAGGTTGGTCTTTGTAGTTAATGGTCATTCTTGAATCAAGAACATTGCTATCTAAACTGCTGATAGCAAATCTCTTGATGAAAAATGGAGGGTTATTATCTCTGTCATAAGTTGGTGGCCCGATGAAAATGGTAGTGTAACTACCTGGCAACATCTTGATTTGGCATCCGGCTCTGGTGCAGATTCTCTTGGCATAACCAAGATATGTTTCACCTTTTTCTGGTTTCAGCAAATGATCAAGATTGTTCTTGAAGTTTCTGGCTTGACCACGACCGGTCTTGCCCTTCTGTCTAATACCAACACCAAATCCTGTAGCGGCTGTTAAACCTTTTCTATCGTCATTGATGATGAAATCAGTAATACCTGGAGCTGACTGAAAGATGGTCTTAACTACCTTCTCCAAAGTATCAGTTGGTTTGAACTGGTAGGTTTGAGTAACTGAGTTATCTCCCAAATTGGGATATAGGCTGGAATCTTCTAACAGCCCCAGGATATCTCGGCCAGTCACAGTCATTCTTTTGCCACCAGAGCGTTTTGGGGTAATGTTGATGGTATCCACGAAGCCCAATAGAATCTGTTGGCCAGATTGCTGGGCTTCGAATGAAACCTTCATACCTACTGCAATAGTGTCAAGTAGTTGGTCAGCTCTATCGTCTTCAAAATCTATAGAGAAAGTATCTGGGCCACCGAAAAAGTCTTTGGTGATTCTATAAGAGGTGGCAACAAGATCATCACCCCAATAAGATGACGCCCCATGACCTGTTCCTAAGCTGGGGTCAAACTTGGCAATAATGACATCTTGCGATCCATTATTGACTGCATCTTGGAGAGTGAGCGTGTTGTTAGTCATTGTGAAGCCTGATAATACCTAATGACGGTGCCTTCTGGGATAATATATAGCTTGTTCAAACCAGAGTTTAGTTGCAAAAGCTGCTGGATAGAGTTATTGAGTATCTTAGATAGGGCGAACAAAGTAGATGGAACTCTAACTACATATGTATTGATTTTGTAGCTTCTGTTGTTATTGAAAAGAGAGATTAGAGCAGTCTGTAATTGACCAAGAAACTGGAACAAGAAGAAGACGATAGTTGCCGTTTCTACTCTGTGCAATGATTGATAATAGACAATCATAGCTTCAGTAAATGCAATTGCATTCTCAATAGCCTGAGCTGCATTGTTATTAGCGTTGCTGTTCAAAGCTCCAGCACGAGCATATACATTATTCAAAGCATCCTGATCCAAATGGAAGATTTGGGTGGCAGCCGCCTTGTCATAGTAGTAAGCATTGGAAACTGGGCCATGTAGAATTAGTCCCTTGTTCTGATTGACAATGGCCTTACCAGATTGGAATAATTGGAATGGTGAAGTAGCTAATGCAGCGCCAGCACCTTGAACAGAAGAACTAACCTGAACAATTTGAGCATTCAAGGCGCCAATAGTTTGTTGTGGGAACGAGACAACATTTCTAACAAATCCATTGATTTTGCTAAAGAACTCACCAAGAGTGAGGTTAGGCGGATTCATTGCCTTGAGTTTGGTGCTGGAGAGTTCAGTATCGATAGAACCAGCGGTGCTTTGCATATCAGCCAAAGTAGAAGGTGCAGAAATGGTAGTCTTGATATCACCATCTCCAATAGTCTCAGTTAGGGTAACATCCAAATAGACGCCATCTCTTGGCCCATCACCAATGAAACTATAGCTCCAAGTAACTGGAACCACATTTCTAATCCCAAGAAATGGGTGTTGGAAAGTATGGAAATCAGTAGAGTCATAGAGTTCATTCAAGAGTAACTCAAATACCCTTGGGAACAAATCGCCCTGCTTCCAACTTTCTTTGGTGCTTGGATAAATGTTGTTGGTAAGACAAGCTCTAAAAGTATAGATAGATGGATTACGACCAGTTAATTCAACTCTGGCGCTATCGACATTTGGATACTTGTGAATGGCCACATCTTGGCTGCTATTCTCGGTGAAATTGGTAGCTGGGAATGGAATACCAGCAAACTTCAACTCTAATAGATGGCTAAGCTGATCTGGGTCAGTCGTATTAGTTTGTGGGTTATCAGGGAAGTTTGCTGGCGCATTACCTTGAGTAGGCAAAGTAATAGGGCTGCTGCCTCCGGTGGCGCTCTGAATGCCTGGTAAGTTAGAAACTGGTTGAGTAATTGTCATAGTGGTTGCTTATTGATGGTCTTAAGGTCATGGTGCATGTCCTGAATAGCCCTAACAACTTCTTTGTTATGAGCATCTCCGACAATCTTAACTTCTGGGATAGTGATAACTCCACTTCCAGGTTCTGGCACTTTGACTTCTGCCAGTTTCTTCTTCAATTCTTTGAAGTTGTCTCCCAGGTTATCAAGAACCAATGCCAAATTGGCCTGAGACTTGGCTACTTCATTGCCAGCATCAATGATTGGTTGTAGTGAATCATGGAACAATCCACCCGTGATGGAATCTGCCCAGTATCCAAGAGCCTGCATGACAATACCAAAAACGATGCCCAATCTGGCCAATGCTCCACCTACGAGAATGGAGGTTGGAACCAGCTCAATCATAGCATTGATCATCAACTTAACAGTCTCGGTGATTAGGTCTTTATTATCAACAAGTGTCTTACCAAATGTCTCAACATATGGAACCATGTCTTTCAATACTGGAAGCAAGGCAGTGCCCATTTGGTCAGTTAGTTTGTTGAACTCTGCTTTTAGTTTGTCCTGGGTGCTAATGGTTTCAGTTGATTCATCATTCAACTGTTTTAGTGACATAGTTAGTCCATCATTAGCCTCAAGCAACTTCATAACCTTATCATACTGTTGCTGAGTGGTATCTTTTTCAGTAACACCAGCGGCGGCTGAGAGATGCATCAGAGCCTTATTGGCCTTGATTTCATCTTCTGTTTTTGGAGCACCCAAATCATTGTGATGGGCTACGCTGAAAGCTAAGCCCTCACGAAGATTAGTTACTCTACCAGCCTTATCGTATTTGAACCCGAAATCATTGCCCTGTCTATGGGACTTGTAAGCCTGGCCAAGAATAGCTTGAGTTTCAATGCCAGCGCCTAACATACCACCATCAGCATATGGTTTTAGAATGGCTCCAATACCCAATAGCTTTTGGATATTATCTCCACGATCACCTGATAATCTTACAGACTGTGTCATTAGAGTTTTAGCTTGTGGGATATCAGAAATATCGAAAGAGGTCTTTCTGCCCAATGCGGTTCCACGCAATAGAGTTTGTTGGACATCACTATGGCTGAATGTTGGGTTCTGTTGTTTGATTTCACCATATAGATTAGCCATCTGGTCAAGAGGCATATTTCTCAAATGTGCCATATTTCCAATGAATTCTAATGTAGATGGGTCTTTCAAGAAAGACTTCTGTTCGCCAGTTCCAACTCCCAAGATGTCGATAGCCTTCTTCCATTCATTGGAATCGAAAGCACCCAACTTGGGATTAGCTGCCAATTTAGCAGTCATATCACTGAGTTCTTTTTCAGAAGCCCTTTCTTCTGGTAGAACAGCCATACGAAGTGTCTTAGTAGCCTTCTCAGATTCGGCGGCATGAACAAGAGTCTCTTGTAGGTTCTTAGCTCCACCGATTTGCGCAATGGCCCCAATGAAAGAGGTGGCCAAGAACTTAGCTTGTTCGCTGACAGATTCAAAACCAAGTTCAACTAATTTAGCTTCTACATAAAGGGCGCCAAGAGCAATGACCAATGGAATGGCAACTGCTGCAACTGCACCTAATCCGGCTGCTCCTGCTGCCGCTCCACCCGCCTCTGCACCACCAGCCGCAGCGCCTTCTGCTCCTGCACCTTCGGCACCAGCAGCTAATCCACCACCGCCCGAACCTCCGCCACCACTGATCTTACTACCAATACCAAGTTGATTAGCGATTCGTAGTATATGACCAGTCTTACTAAATCCACTGGCAGATGCTATCTGTCCAATTTGACCAAGATTAAGCTTCTGTCCCGCTTGAGATTGAGAATCAAGAATGTATTTCTCATTCATGTGTTTGATTCTCAATACCTCACGCTCTTTGATGGAGGTGATTTGGCGAGAAGCATTCTCTTCGATTTGGACAATACGACGGGCCTTGGCCTCTTCGTCAGCCACCTGGCTATCGTTAATTCTCTTGATAGCAGACAATTTATTGCGTTCTAATTCAATGAGACGCTGAGCAGTGCGTTCGCCCATTTGCTGAACTGATAAATTCATAGCACGAGCGGATTCAGTCACCCCTTTGAGGGAGTTCTTGAGCTGTGGAATTCCACCTACGACTACATTGAATTGAACTTTTTTATCTACCATTTTAGATCACTATGTTTTGGAAGTGTAGAACAGAATCAATAGTCCAATTGACCTTGTTGGTTTTCTGCTCTTTGAGGGTTGCTCTGCGTCTATACTTGTCTGGGTTTATTTGCTCGTCATACCATCGTCTGGCAGCATTGTAGGCGATCCATTGTCCATCTGTAATTTCGCTAATTTTGCAGCCATAGAATTGATCAATATGTTCTGTGCGTGCGAGGTAAGAGAATTCAAAAAAAAATGTGGGTCTTTGCCATCCTGAATGAGCCTTTGGATCAAAGCCTCCACCTTATCTGGATCATCGTTAGATAGGTTGGTCAGCCATGGCTGGTTCAATTGAACAGTCATGTAATGGTTAGATAGAATACCAGCTTGGTCAGGGGTCAAAGCCTCCATAACCGCTTCTTTAGTTGGAAACAGTCTCTTGTTCATATCATGAGGTTGTCTAACTGAGAAGAAGATAGTCCAATAGGCAAGATGGTCAGAGTATTTAGTATCCCACTCGGAGGCTTCATCTTTCTTGGGAATGTCTTTGCCATAAGAAGCGCGGGTATCAGCCTCTGCTTTTTGCTTGGCTTCGAATAGTTCCCTACCTGATAGAACTGCCATTGGAAGAGTAATGACTTGTCCCTCTTTGGTTTTGAATGGCATTTCTACCATCATATGCCATCTCTGAGTTAGCTGTGCGTAAAGGTTATCGTTGTTGTCTGTCATGTGTTTGTCCTGATGAAAAAGTAAAATGGCCGGGAAATCTACATTTGAACCATCAGGTAGTTCGTGTGTAAAAATCCCGGCCACTTTTGGCCCCTATCAGTATATTCTGAAAGGTCGCCTCGTTATTTTGCTCAACATTACGCCTGATTCATAATGTTGGGAGGCTATTTGATATTATCGCTTTTGTTTATTGGATTATTGGAAAAGAGAAAGTTGGCCAGTGCATTTGTAGGTAACATCTACCTGCTTGCCAATGGCATAATCAACAGTGACATCTTTAACGAAGCCCTTGAAGACATATTGCTGAACGGCTGGGGAGCCAACGGCAATGATGAACTTAACAGGCTGGTTAAGATTTTGGTTAAGCGAAGTGATCATAGTTGCAGCAAGTTGAGTGCCGGCAGCCGTATCACCACCAGTGTTGAAACCTACACCGCCAGTGTCAGTGTCGATGTATGGAACAACAGATTTGATAGTGCATTCTGTGCGAGCAGCGCCTTTAACGACGCCTGCCCATTCTCTCATGATGGTTTCGACATCTGCCGCTCCGCTCATTTGGTCAAGAGTGACAGACTGAACCTGATCTTGTGGAGTATCATTAATTGATACAAATAGTGGGCTATACTCTTGTGGAGTGAATGGAGATGTAGTTGGTAAGCTTGGCATTTGTTATTTGTCCTTATTAAGAAACCTGATCGACAGAGACGCCGAAAGTGTGTAGTGGATCAGCAGTGAATAGAGGTACTCGAATTCCAATTCTGCTTGTTGGAGAAGTTTCTCTCTGAACTACCAAAGAGTTAATGACAGACGGGCCATCAACTAAACCAGTAGCCGAATAGGTATTAATCAATTCGATTACGGTGTTTCTAACCTGGCTTGGAGTAACTACATTTGCTCCTGGAGGTGGCTGACCCTGAACTGGATCGGTGCCAATCAATTTACGCGGATAACGAAGAACCAAAAGGCTAATCAAGTCATCACCAAAGAAGTCGCAGATAGTTACCTTACCAGAATCCGTGATACGGTAGTCATTGACTGAACCGTTGAGATAATGAGTGGTAATTCTCTTGACGATGCTGGTTCTACCACCTTGCTGAACCTTCAAAGCAGTGATGCCTGAAAGAACTGCGCTTCTGATAGAAGCGGTAGATGGCGCTGAGCCATCGAGCGGAGCAGCAACTGCATTCCAAAATGGTGCAGAGTTTGGATCATTTCCGAAGCCGTCGAAATTGACGCCACCAGCCGATAGAGGTGGGACTTCGAAGAGAGAATAAACAGCAGCAGCGTTAGCGGCCAACTCAGATGGAACGGTGTCAGAGTTCTGTAGCCAGATACACTCACATCTTGCATCATTGACTGTAGCAGTAGTTGCTTCAGTATGAGCCAAGGTGTCAGAAGAACCAGCGAATGCACGCTGACGCAAACCAATAGTTGGTTGAGATAGAACATCAATCTGTGCCTGAACTGCTTCAAATTGAGAAGCATCGACAGCATCACATCCTGCTTCAGTGATGTAGTAGTAGTATCTAATACCGTTAGTAGCTAAGAAGTTAAGAACATTGGTATAAGAGTCGCCACCGCTTCCACCGGAGAAGAATCTCTGGCTTGGGACGCTGGAAGTAATACCTGAACCCGTTAGAACTCGGGCTGAACCTCTAATCCAGTTTCCACGAGCACCCACGACCTTAGCGGTTAGGGTAAGTGTGCCAGAAGATGCCAATGCAGTGACAGGCAAATTGACTTGGCTATTGATGTTAGCAGCAACGGCAGCAGCAACGGCGGTTGCGTTATCGCCAGTTAAGAATCCAGTATCAACTGGAGTATCACCTACGATTGGGCAACGGATAGTTCCTGAGAGAGTTGCAGTGCCAGTGAAGGTAATAACCATAGTGGCAGCAGCCCCAGAAGCAGCAGCAACTGGTGCTACATAGAGTGGAGTGTTTGGATTGACCTTCATGAAGGCAGCTACCATACGAGCGGCTGGAGAACCAGCTCCGAACAGGTTGATAGCGTCTTGGCTACTGGACATACCTACTTGGGTGTCAGGGCCATAAACATAGCCATCAACACCTGCGGTCGCGCCAGGGCCAAGATTTGCCAAAATGAGTGCCGCGTATTTGGTATTACCAAGGCTCGGTTGCCCTTGGGCAAATTGAACCTGTAGATAAACGCCAGGCGGGTCATTTGGCCCTAATCCGATGATGTTAATTGGTTGTAAGCTCATTTAATTATCCCTTGTCCGAAGATTTGCAAACTACTCCAGCAGCTTGTGCTGTTTCGAGATTAGCTGGTAAAAGTGATTTTTCTTTCAGGTGCCTAATGTATTCTGGGTGATATGGAACTTGAACGCCTTTGACAGCAATTTCCCACTCATCCGTTGCAACATTGTAGGTTTTCCCAACTACCCTGCGAGCCTGTCCGTGTCCAGTCACAAAATTACCGTCTGACGATAGTTCATGAACACTGGCTTCTGGGACAGCTATTACGAATAGTTTGTTTTTATTTTTCTTGGTCATATCGCTCCTGATGCGTCAGCTATAAAAAGCCTCTTAACTATATGTGAAATTCTGAGTAGATGTTGCAACATTACCATATTGATCGGTAATTACCACTGGGCCTGAAGTCCCGGAAGGCGCATATCCCGTAATGACAATCATTACTGTATCAGATTTCACCAAAAACCTCAATACTGCATTTCCAGCAAGGGTAACTTGAGATTGTTGTGATAGTCCAGCCGCCTCAAAACCAGTGCCGTATATAACTACCAGAGTATTGCCCGATAATGGCCCAGAATTTGGTGAGAAAGAACTAACTCTAAGTCCTGGATTGGTGTGAAACTCAATGAAATCCACAATTGGGTCATTAATGTTATACCCATCCAACTCGTCAATGTATCCATCGAAACCAGTCAGTGATTCGAAGTTATCTCTAACGAATTGATCTCGTTCAAATACCTTGAACTTGATTTGCACACTTGGGAACTCTGTTTTACCATCTTGACCTAAGAAAGAGCCATATTCGGCGCCTTCCATTAAGGCAAAGGCAAATCCAGCCTCTTTCCAAACCAATTCACCATGGTTGTATTTAGGGTCGCTGCCCTGGAAAGTATAGAAGAGCAAAGTCTTAGATACTTCTTGCAAAAATGGATACAGCGTGTTGCGCTGATTGACATTGGCAAGCGGTGGAAGTACCCAGTTGATGATAAAATCACTCTCAATGACGATGTGATTGGTGCTAAGCTGGCGATATTGCTCTTTTTCTCTATAAACGGAGAGAATTGGGAAGTGATAGTCAGTTTGTTGTAGAGTAGATGGTAGTGGGAAGCACAGAGCATCACCAACAGTGTATCCATCTTTCATATTCTGCAGTTTGCTATTGACCAGTCCGCAGGACAAGCACGCTTCATTCCAGCGAGACGACATATTAGTTTGCAGAATACCTCGGAAGAATTCGAGAATTTTTTGGCTGACAATATCGGTGTCTTTGAGGGTTGTATTTCCAGTGCCAGTTTGTGGCGGATATACATTGGAGTCAAATGAGAAATTTTGGTCTTGGCCTAATACCATTTGTTACCTCCCTACATACTTGTCGAAATTGTGATTAAAGATATTCTCTATTTCTCCCTCTACTTTGTCTTGAGCTTGTTGCATGAATGGCAATGGCCCATGAGCAGTCGATGATTTGACGAAGATATCTTTTCCGTCAATTTTGAAGTGCAAAACCTTAGCCTGCTTTGGAACAATCTTGAAGCCCTTATATGGGTTTCCGTCTTCCAAATAACCAGCATATGGCTTATCAGCTAATACAAAACCAGATAACTGTCCAGTGGTATGGAAGTTGGTGGCAGCTCTGAGAGCGCCGTGGTTCTTGAACAGCTTGGTGTTGCGGGCTGCCTCTTCACCCAATTTACCAGCATCGAGAAGCGTCTGATGGGCAGTCGCCTCTATCTGGGCTGGTAGTTGTTCTAACAATTTCTCTAATTCTTTCACGGTATGACATCCTGAATGGCGGTCAGCCTGACATAATAGAAAATATTGTCCATTCCATTAAGAACCACTTCTTTAACCTTGAAGTAATTACCGTTAGCTTGGTTCAAACCTTGGCCTTTAACTAAGACATAGATTTGTGTATTCTGTGCTGCTGTTGGGCCAGGTTGGAAACTGGCTGGATCATATCCACCAGTTTGATAACCAGTATCATATGGATAGGCTAATGGGCCAAGCATCAATTCCATGTCCGTCAATGCCGCTCCAGCTAAGACTGAAACTTGATTGGTATCCATTTTAGTTAGATACTGAACATGTGGATTAAGATTGGGAGCGATTGCTGCTCCAACAGTAATGCGAGTATCGGTTCTCTGCCTCCCTGCGGGAGAATCGTCGAAATTGACTGCATCATTGACCACATTGACAAGATAAACTTGGAAGTTGGATAGTTCTTTGTAAGCAACTATCCCGAATCCGTTATCCTGAGCCGCCCTGATTGTATCAATGAAGGTTGCCATTTACTTACCTCATGGTCTCCCGAAAAACTTGGGATTAGCATATTGACTGCCAGAACCAAGTCCATCGGAGTAGAAATAAGGTCGAAGTGGTTGAACACCCAATCTAATAGCTACCTTCATGATTTGATTAGTTCCCTCTCTACGCAATGTAGATAGAGCTAATCTATAATCTTGTTTGAGAGTAGCACCATTAGACAATGATACTGGAACTTCATAAACAGCTAAGTTAATAGTCTGTTGTCCGAGTTGTGTTATGTATCCATCAATAGCAGCAATGGCTTGTAAAGCTGCACGAACAGCATCTTCAATGCTGGAATCGGGAGCCGAACCGCCTTCACTAATGGGTTGAATAGTAGTGATGGCTTGTTCTAAGAATGGGTTGGCGCTTATGTAAAGACGAGGGAAACCTAAGTAGGTTCTAATCTCATCCCTTTCAAGTTCGCTAAAAGTCATTCAGTTCTCATTTCTATTATTAGTCCCACAACCGACTTCATCTCAGTATAAGATAACTGATCACTCTTAAGTTTATTGCACCAACCACAACAAGATACGCTATTTTCTAAAGTATAACCTTTCGTGTTATCTTTTCGATCAAGACCTACTCCAGTAGTAACTTGACCAAATTGTCCATTGCAATAATCACAAGGTATTGACACTAGCTTTTGATAATCTTCTTCGCTAATCGACCACTCAAGATTTCTCTTTCGTGCCGTCGTTATACAATGAAGGTATCTAATGTGTAGGTCAGTTTTAGTGCGCTCATAATAAGCTTCACTATTCTTTTTGATACGCTCTTGATTGGCTTTGCGCCAATCAGCTCCGTATCTTTTGTGAAATTCAGCTCGTTTCTGTGGGTCTTTATATGGCATCGGGTTTTCCGAATACCATATATCAGAAACCCTTAGATGGAGACGCCAACTCTACGTCCAAGAGCCAATGGGCGCTTAACTTTGAGTTGTAGTTCAACGTTTACTGCAAACGAAGCTGCCAAACCGAGGCGTGCCAAAGAGACGATGCTAACGATTGGTGGGCAGACCATTTCGTCTGGGGAACCAGAGTCAGATTGCGCACCGCCGGAAGACAAGAAAGACTCTTGCTGCCAAGTAGAACCATCAAATGGATTGTGGTGGGGCATAACATCGGCAACTAAGTGTCTCTTGGAAACATAGTAGATGTTACCTTTGCCAGCTCCTGGAACACCAGAAGTATAACCGTCCTTGTCGTAGAGAACTGGAACGCCCATGAAGGTCATACCAGAGTCTGCGCCATTGAAGGCCAAGGCTGGGCCGGAGTTGTAACGGCTAATTGGGGAGTCCAAATTAACGATTCTACGCTCAGTTTCAAACAAAGTCTGAAGAGCAGTTCCAACATATGGGTGCATGACAATGAACTCAGGCTTTTCGTCGGAACGAAGCTTGATAGAAGTCAAGTCTTGCTGCATCTGTAGAAGAGTTAGTGCAGTTCCAGTTGCAGAAGCATCGGAACCAGAGACATTGGAAGCAAGGCCAGAAACGGAGGTTTGACCTGCGTAGGTTCCAGCAGTGTTAAGAGCTGTATCCAAACCAACAATGTTCTGAGCGCCAGTGACGGAGTCAGTTCCGTTGCCGGAGAACATGTCTTGGTTGATCTTGTCGGTGATACGAGTAGTGGATTCAAACACACGCTCTGCAATCATGTCAATCAACTTGGTTGGAGAGAGTGGTGATCTCATGGCTACTGCAATTTCAGTATCCGATAGAGAGAATGGATCAAGGTATTGCGCTCTGGTTAGAGAGAGATTTACCATTGTATCGAGGTTGAAATCCGAAGACTGAACCTGATAGCCTTCAGCAACAGCCTTAGCTGTGCCGCCTGCGGTGGAAGCTGCCCAGAAGACTTGCTTGAAGTCGCCTTCTTCAATTTGCACGCAGTTAGCCAATAGATTAGCTCTACGGTTCCACAAACGAACTAAGTCCGGGCCAAAAGCAGTAGTTAGAACCGCTGAGATGTCTGATGTTAAGCTGATTGCCATGTGAGATTCCTTTTATTAGAAGAAGTTCGGAATAATGATATTCCAAAATATTACTTAGTGTTTTGAGAGTTTTTGTGCGAGAAGCTGACTTAGAGCCACTTTGGAAGAACGCTCAAGAGTTAGTTTGGGGTCTTGCGCATTGAATGACTTGTCTGAATCTTCTCTATGCTTCAAATCCAATTTACCAGACTTTTGCATCTGATCTAATGTGGAAGAGCCGCTACGACGATTACCATCTCCGCTGCCTGCGGCACCGGTTGGCTTCTTATACAGTTTAGCATCACGGGATTGTGCCCAAACTGCCATACCCTCGTCAAGGTTTTCATAAGGCATACCATTTAATACCATGACCACATTACCATCTTCGTCATACTTAATTGCTTGTTTTGCATCAACTAAGTAAGCAAGTGCATGCTCCGTGAATTCGGCATCAATACCGTGAGCACGAAGTGATTGCTCTGCTAATTTGCGGAGATTACTGGCCTTTTCGCGACTATCACGCTCTTGGAGTTGTTTAGAAAGGTCTTTAACCGTTCTTTCTAACTCTGATGTTCTTGATAGTTGTGGCTCTTCCTTTGCTGGAGGGGCCAATCGCTCAATAAGCTTAGTAAATTCTTCTTGCTGCTTAGCCAATCTTTTCTCGAAAGCCTTTTCACGAGCCGAGAGTGCTTGGTTAAATTGTTTAGAAGACATTGGTTTATCTTCTGAATCAACAGTATTGGAAGAATCGTTTTGGTTGTCCTGATTGTCGTTATTGTCTGGCATGTTGTTTCCCTTTAATGTCATTTTGGTTTGGCGAGACATGTGCCAATAGTGGGTGTTAGGGATTGCTCCCTATATAGATTGTTTTATTATTGTGAGATTTGGAGCAGATTTACTTTCGATGTTTGAAATATTGAATCTGTCGTTCATGATTCAAAGCAGCGGCTTTTGAGCTAAAAGTGCCCAAGTTCTTACCCGTCTTTCGAGAATAAATACGATATTTATTACCAACTTTGCGGATCATTTCTTGCTCCCTGGGTTCTCTTGCGCTTCTTGAAAGTAGGCAGCCTATAGAATAGGTTTCTGCCTGGTATCAGATAGTAAGATAGAAAATTATGGATTATCATTGATTTTCACCTTAAACCCAGTTGCATTGAACTCTACTATACCCTTTCGAGTGGTAATGATTAAACCTTCCGCACCGATTTCTAAGTAATAGTCGGTCAAACCATCTTCTCCCAATTGCTCTATAATAACTTTTTGTTCATAAGGTGTGAAAATCATGGTTTTCTCTTCTTGTGTGTTAGATGGAATCCATTACATGAATTGCACCAATAGATACGGAGAATAGTGGTGGTATTACGCTTGATAATGCCTTTGTAGGCAGACTCTTTGGTATGATAAACGACTTTTCTACATTGACCGCTACGATAAGTGCGGGCCATTACTTTGTCTTTCCGCCCTTAGCCCTTTCAGACTGATTGACCTGATTGGAGATGTCTTTCTGAAGTGAAGTGGCATTAACTTGCTGAGAACTGGCCAATAAACCAGAACCTTGTTTCTTGCCAACTTGCTTGGAATGCAGTTTGCTCCATGGGCCTTGCAAACGACCTACCTGTCCAACATAAGCTGGAACTGGCTGTCCATTTTGCAATGCGGCCAATGCCCTATGATGTCCATCGACAATCATCATCTTGCCGTCCTGAGCTGGCGCATTAACCAATACAATTGGCTTAGTCATGTTGTCATTAGACATCTTATCAGCAAACATCTCTACATGATCTTCATCTTGAGTAGCTTGCCAGTTATCTTTATTGGAGAAATCAATTGAGTTAAGTGGAACTTCTACTGGGCCAATCCATGGAATATGCAATACCCAATCAATGTCTTTCTCATTATAGTCTTGTGCTAAATGATCAAATACTTCTTGTGGATCAATGTGTTCGCCAGTTTGTAGATGAGAACCTTCTGGCAATAGAGGTTGTCCTGCTGGGCCAAGGGCCATAGTTTCATCAGATTGACCAGAATCGGGTTTAGCTGCCTGATTGAGCTGGGGCACGGCTGTTGCTCCCTGCATATCTGGTGCCATCGCTGCTTTGTCGATAGCGTCCAAGATCTCACGACGAATCTGCTTAGCTTCTTCATGAGAAGCGCCATCTAACAATCCCAAATAGAACTTCTCAGTATAGAGCCTACTGAATGTCTGACTTTTGCTATCCTGAATAACCTGAGGGAAATTCTTAGCCTCTTCAGTCAATTGAGAGCGATCCATAATAGTGAAGTTCTCAAATCCATCAACTGTCCATACAATTGATTCATTACGAGCTGTAGAGATACAATTCATAATAGATTTGATGTAATCTCTAACGATATTACCATAAGCCGTTAATAGAATCTCAGTGGCATGTCTTGATTCTTGTTGAGCAGCAGCCGAACGACCTTGGCTCTTAGAACCCTTAGAAGCGGCAGCAGTATTAGACATCTGATGAACGGTCTCTTTAACCTTCTCAATCTGACGATCAATCTGTTCATCAACAATCTTAAAGGCGTGGCCTTGGGATTCAATGATATCCATTTTGTCATTAGCGCCTAACACACCAAATCCCTTAGATTCCCAATCAGTCTGCAATGTCAAATGACGAAATGGATTCTCTTGAACCATAGCTGGAGTTGGCCCACCTGGAGCATTAGATTCGTCTCCAAGAAATACAACTCTCATTGCATTGAGTGATTTGTTTTCACCATTGAATAGAATAGAAGTTCTTTGGAAGATATTTTCACACATTGGAGCAATCTTTGGCCCTAATGATAATCCAGTTGGCAAACATAGCTTAAGAACTGGAATCTCTTTGAATGAAGTGGTTCCCTCTTCTACCAATGCTACATCGTCATTTGGATTTGGCTGCTTACCCATCTTCAATAGGTCAGTTTGGTATAGTTGCCATTTAGCAAATCCATTCTCCATCTTCCAAATCTTGAACTCTACTTGGTGCATTGGAGGTTGCAATGGATCAGGCTGAACTACATTGTCTGACTTAATAACTACCCAATTGAACTTATCGGCCTCATTACATGACCAATTAATAACACAATCTGGATCAATATCACATAAGTAAGGGCGAGCTACTTGAAGAACTTCTTCTTCCAATAGAGTGGTTGGCAATTCATCAGAACGGGGGAAATCAACTCCCACAAAAGCATAACCATACATTAGGGCGTCAGTAGTGGTATGGCGCATTACTTCTTCTAATGAATTACCTCTTAGATTAGCACAAGCCAAGAATAGTTTATACACAGATTCATCATCTGCTTCATCGCCCAAAGTGCCTTCATCATCAGCATCGGCAGCTTCGGTCACTGACATTTCGCCAGAGAATAACATAGCTGCATAGTAATCGATGGTATCAGACATCAATGGTAGATAGGCCGCACATTGCTTACGATCTTCGAATGAAGCGGTGGTTTCAGATGCTAATTGGTGTAGAAATAGGTCTGCATTGTTCCAAACATCATATCCACCTTTATACAGAACATGGAGGCGCTGTAATAGTCCTGGGTTGAAGGCTGAGTTTTTGGAGTCAAGTGTTTTAAAAGTAACCATTGTGTTTTACCTTATATTACCAAGAACCGAAATTCTTAGTGGATCGTTGAACTGGAGCGGCTTGACCCAGCAGTAGATAATATACGCAATAAGCCGCAGCATCTGCTCTGTCTGGTGATGATTGATTGCCCAAATATGGATTATATGACAACATTTGGCTTTCAAGGCCAAGTAGGTTTCCCACATGATAGACTTCCCCTCGTTCATAAGCCATTACGACTGGCTCGAATCTGGTCTGCTTACCCACTGAAGCATGAATGAGTTGGGTTCTGACATACCTATCCACTGTCTTAATGGCTTGCTCTAATAGGTTTCCACCTTGATTAGATTCCATGATGATGTGGGCGGCATTGTATTTCTTGTATAGCTCGACTGCCTTGCTGGCCCACTGCTCGGGAGTCAATTTACCAGAAGCGTCTTCCAATATATAGACTTTGTTGTCGCTACACAGGCAGGCAGCTATCAAACCGGTCTCATCAGAGAATTTATTGGTTGTCACAGCCGGATCAGCAGCAACGACCGCTTTGATAACCTTCAATACGCCATCTCTCAATAGCTTATCGAATACCTGCTGAGTGATATGACATTTCTCCAATATGTCAGCTTTCCACAATGCATCTGGGTTATCCACCAACAAATCACCATATAGCTCTTGGCGACCGAATCTGGTATTGCCGTATTCAGCATAGTAGGCTCGTTTGGTTGCCTCAGATAGATAGATGTTCTCTTTGGTCTCAGCGATGACCATGGAGTAGTCTGGGTTGCCGGCTAAGAACTCTTTCTCGAACTCGATGAAGATAGGGAATGGTTTTGGGGTAGAGGCAATGAAGATTTGTGGATTGGGTTTGGCTCGGCGGCTTCTAACTCCCAAATTGAATAGGCGGAATCTGTCTTTGATTTTATCGGGAATACCGTCGCACCATTTGCAGATTTCTTCTGCAATTCCATACTCAGCATTCAATCCACGAATCTCTGTCTCACTTGAATACACCTTTACAATACATCCATTATGACATTTATACATATTGTCTTTGCCATTAAATTTAGGTATTTGGTCAGGTGGGAAATGGGATTCAAAGATTGGTAGTATTTCTTTGATGAGAGTAGAATAGTCGGGGCCAACGATGGCAACTTCTCTGGCGCCATTGATAATCTTCTCATAGAGCCAAGAAGTGGAGGCGAAAGTTTTGCCAATCCCTCTTCCGCCACGATACCAATGATATCTCCAATTGGTTGAAGGGGGTATTTGTTTATCGAAGAGAAAGATTTGGGGATTTTGAAAGAGAAAGCGAAGCTCCCCTGGAGACATCTTTTTCAGATATTTTGGCCTATCAGAAAGTGGGATTTGCTGGAATTTTGCACGAAATTGGTCAATATTGGTGCTAAATCCATCGTTTTCTGGTAGAATTGATGTAGTTTCGTTCATTCGCCTAACTTCTTCAGTAAGCTATTGAGAAGCTCTTCATCTGACTCGGTGATTTCATCTTTGTCCATACCGGTAAGATTCATCTTCTTGTCGATGTATTTCAGAGCAGTTTCAGCTATTTGGCGACCGGCTAACTTAGATTCGGTGTCAGTGGCTTTGAGTAGTTTGATAGCTTCCTGATTGAGAAGCATGATGCCACTGTCGATGATTCCAATGCAGTCGAGTGCGGATTGGGCGGCGGCCTCGGCGATAGCTAACTTCTTGGATTCTTGCTCCAATTTACGAAGTTCTTGCGTGCGGAAATTGACCATACGCACAGTGGCATTGATGTCGTGCTCTGCTTTAAGCCAATCTACTACCTTCTGGGCATTGGCACCATCGTGAAGCATCTTCATGATAGCTGGGACTAAAGTGTCTGGGATAGTATTGGTTCTGGCCATGGTTGTTCTCTCTATAGATAGCTCATAAATGTTTTATTATGGCGCAGATTGTTTCTCCAACTGTAGTAAAACTGATGCCAACAGAACAATTTTATTGCCACAAACTCTGGTTGGGATTTGATGGCGCTTAATCCATCTATACATGCCTGACTGTGTTTTATAGAACAATGGCATCAGGTCTTTGATGGTGAAGAATGGTTTCTTGACCTTTCCTGCTACCGCTAACTCTATGGAATGAAACAGTTCTGGGTTATTGTCCCTAATAATGAGCGTGGGTATGTGAGATTTGAATCTCTCTTTAGTTTGCAGGGGGACATTGAAATGTCTTAAATGGCGTATAGTTGCCTTATGTGACATCTTAAATATGGCGGCTAACTCTTTGACAGTATATTGATCTTTAAGGTTGGAGGTCATGTTTGGCTCTTTCCCTTAAATATACTTGGTGGGCTTGGACAAATAGTAGCTCTTTCTGCTCTTCTATTTGTTGTAGTAAATTGACGTCTTCTGAGGTTAGCTTATTTTTGGACAATTTTTTCGTGCAAAGTTGAATTAATTTTGGTAATTCTGTGATGAGGTTATTGAATAGGGCCGCGCCTGTCTTTTGGCCAAATACTGAGGTCAATTGGGGTGGGAAGATGTAATTGCCATAGATGGCATCAAGAATGCGGCGTTGTTGTCTTGGGATAGAAGCCAGGGCTTTTTCAATCTTTCTCAGCTTTTTGACAGGAGAGCCTTTCGGTTGGGAGATGAGTCCGACCATCTTATTCTCTACATGATTGACTGAATTGGATGGTGAAAAGCCAAATGCGGACGCAATGATAGACCCAAAACTGGAACTAATGCCTAAATCGGCGGAAGAGCTGCAGTAATACCAAATGAGTTCTTTGTATGCCTTGCGTTCGCTAATTGCCATTAAGGGAGGTCTTCTATCTCAAGAAGCAATTGACCAATGGTGACATCTAAGGCCAATAGCTTTAGCTTGTCGTCGTTGTCTTTAAACGCCTTGCCTTGCAGCTTGAGGCGCCTGGTGCGGGTGTGGGCCAGAAGTTCTTCTAAGATTGACCTCTGCGTGGCAACGGGCAGTTCTACCTGGGAGGGGTGAGTGGCTGGCATCTCACTGCTCGGTGGCTGCGGTGGTAACGGATTCTTCTTGGGTCTCGCCATCATTGAACTCCTTCTTTACCCAGTTTGGTTCTTCATTAGCTTGGGCAAAGGCTTCTTTCACCTTTTCCGCCACTTCTGGTTCTCCATGGAAATGAGCTACCTTGGCCAATAGGGCAATGTTGTTTCGTAGTATTTCCATTTCTTTGGTCATTTGGGCAATGACCTCACCCAGTGTATTGACTTGGGCGGTTAGCTTCTTGACTTTCGCGTAATCAGTCTTCATTATTTGCCTGCTTTTTCTTGTTCGGCTACCTTGGCAGCTTCATCTTGAGCCGCCTTATCTTTGGCGGATTGTTCAGCCTCTTGTCTTTTTACTTCACGGATATCAGTAGCGTATTTGTTATCGGTCATATTGGCTCCTATGGGGGTTCGATTTCAGATGTATCTATATCTGCTCCATCTCTCATCGAAATCTCATAATGATACCGAGTAAGCCATATGGAGGGAATATGAATTACAAAAAGAATCGAGATGTTGAGCGTAAAAATGTGCGCTCAGACAAATACCAATGGGTTTTATTGGAGGTGGCTGTTAGTGACGACCACCTGAACTCATTCTCCAATCAGAATGGACTATTCCACGCTCTTAATCCCTTCCAGTATAGTGAAGAGATTGAGTTGTTAGAAGATGAATTACTAATGGAAGTGATGAAAATTGTTAATAATAACCTAACAGAGAACCAGAAGAATATAATGCTAATGAGACTGGATGGCTATACTCAAACAGAGATAGCAAAGTTATTGGGTATTCACCAGAGTTCTGTTCATAAATCCATTATGGGTAATTTGGATGTCAAAAAAGAATTTGGGTATGTTCAGAAGAAAAGATATGGTGGAACCATTCACAAAATTCAGAAGTTAGTGGCCGGCAACAAGCGAATACAAGAGATATTACAGAAAATATCTGGGTTGAGGGAAGAGCGCCAATAATACTGGCTACTGTCGTACTACTCTTACAAATGTGTATAGACGAGAACCTTAGGTTCTCGCGCTCTCCTAATTAGAGAGTTCTTTTGTATATTGGGCAAGTTAGTCGCCTTGACCTCTGTTTATATTTTCTACATTTGAGTGGTCTTTCTGAAAGTGCTCTCGAAAGTGCTACTTATTAACTGCAGAAATACTAACGTATAGTTTATCTGATCAACTCAACGAGAGTTGTATTATAAGATCAGTAGCACTTTCAGATGCACTTTCGATGCGGCCAAATTCTTCGCAATTACAATTTCTAAATTCATGATATAGAAGCCTATACAACATAAACACGAGGCTTAGGTATTATGAAGAATTTCCATGAAGAGGTGGCGGAAGTCAAACAATTGCATGTTCGAATTACCAAAGAACAGGCGGAAGGCATACGCCTAATAATGATGGCATTTGAAGATGTGCATGATGTCTCTGCCACCAAGCAAGACATTGTTTCATTGATTCTTAAACGCGGCATCAAATCACTGACAGAAGAATATAAGATCAATACAGAGTCTGTGATTATGCTGAAAGAGACTGGGCAAATCGAAATGCAAGACTTCGCTAATCTATCACCAAAACTACCACCCACAGAATGAAAAAAGCAGCCGGCTGGACACCGACTGCTTTTCGTTTTGGAGGCACTGTAACTCCGTTGTTTCCCAACAACTATATACCATGCCTCCAAATTAGCTAATTTGGAGAATACTGTGACAATACAAGAAAACAAGGCATCACGAGGGCCTTACTGGAAGACATGGTTGAAATTTATGGACAAGTGCAATCAATTTGATACATTGGATGTTGAAAGCTGGACAGAGTATCAGTTCTTAGGCTACATAATTTCTAAGACTGGATTAGAGGTCGTGCCGGTGGAATCTAATGAAGACTCCGGCTATCAGTTTAGCAAAGCAACTTCACCATCTCGCCACCCACACCTACAGAATCTCAGAAGATTGATTGGTGCCCTACACAAAATGCCCGGAATGCCGAAACCTACCGAATGGGATCGTCAAAGAGTGAAACAATTCATCGACTACTGTATCAAAAACCAGACTAATCAAATCTTCTCAATCAAATATTGGAACAACGAACATATGTTGGCAGCATTCCACAGATACCTCAACAAGAATCTGGTTATTGACCGAAGCACAGAACTGCCAGAACCAATGCAGAACATCACACCATATGTAATGACCTATGGAGATTTGGCACATTGCCGCCACATGGAAGATTTTGATTTCGAACCATATATTCAACTTGGTTTGAATGTGAGAATACTGGAGACGATACTATAATCGCATCTCTAAACAATAACCTACGAAAGAAGAGTTAAATGAGCAAAACAATTACTATCCCACCAAGCGTTACATTAAAGAATGTCCAAGTGGGCGATCAAGTGAAAGATGTAGATTTCGATTTCCCCACCTATCTCATCAATAACCCACTGGCCTCCAATGCCTTCGGAGGTAGTTTGGATGAGCTGGAGAAATGTCAGCAACTAATTGATGTCCTGAAGACGGCCAAGCCGGGAGATGACTTACAGTTAGATGATGATGTTTGGGCTAAGATTAACCAGCTATGCAATCACCCAACTCAGCCATATGAGCCCAAGATTGGTTTGCAATTGTTGCCATTTCTACGAGCCATTAGGGACGCCAAATGATTAGAATAACTGTCGCCCAGGTTAGGGAAGTTTATGACCGCCGCCCCCGAGAGCAGACTTGGGAGAGATATCTTGAAATCTTCACCAAAGAACTAAAAGCCGTTCAGCAAGATGACGGTAGTTATGTCATTGATGATTTGATTGGGGAGTATGTTTGGACTACTGCTGTAGATTCTAAAACGCCCGAAGAGTATTTTGCTCGTATCATGGGACTGAAAAAGTTCATTCATGTCGTTCATGAAGTGGAAAATGGGGTGGTTACCAATAAAACTGTGGGAGAACCACGAGAGTTCTTGGAAACACTTTCCACGAAAAAAGACAAATCATAAGTGGATAACCTGTTATATAAGATAACATGAAACCAAGTTATACAGCACAAATCAACATTAAAGTTGATCCTTCTTTGAAGGCGGCCATTGACAATCTGCTAACTTTAAGCCCCCGAAACGAGTTCCCAACTATGGGAGATTTGCTTCGAGACATCTTAGATAAGGCAGTCAAGGCTCGTTTGAAGAAATTGATGCCAAAAGAAGAGTCCGAGTGTGCTTGCATTGAAGTTCATACCTGTGGGAGGGGCAATGAATAAAGACATCACATCATCACTTATCGTTCTACGAGATTTGCTCAAACAAAAAGCAGAAGAGGTTCTCAAGCCGGCCGAAGAGAAGCTAAAGGTGGCTAAGCAAGAATATCACGACGCTAAGATTGAGTCTAATCAGTTATTGAAACGATCCCAGAAAGTTCAATCTCTAATCACTGTAGAAATGCAGGCCGAATATAATCAGGCAGTAGAAGCAGAAGATGCTTGGGAGATTAAGGGAAACTCTGAGTTGAAGGCAGAGTTGGAAACTGATGGTTGCCTAATGGATTTAATCAAGAAGGCCAACTAAATGACTGGTAAAGTGAAAGACATTACAGGTCAGAAATTCAATAAGCTAACTGCTATCAGGTGTATTGGCACCAAGAAGACTGGTGATGGTCGCAGTGAGGCCATCTGGGAATGGCAATGTGATTGCGGTAATAAAATCACCGCCCAAGCTCGTCATGTCAAATACAAAGATCATCGCAATGCCAAGCAGTCCTGCGGTTGCTGGCATAAAACAAAGAAGAACTTCGGGCCACAGGCTATCGCTTATAGGGTCTATCTACACTACATAGAAGACGGCAGCAATCTGACCTTCGAACAATTTCTTGATTTGTGCCAGAAGCCGTGTGTCTATTGTGGAGATGCGCCCTCCAATACCATGTCATCTCCAAATCGTGCCCGAGTCAAACACAGCTTCACCTACAATGGGTTGGATAGAATTGATAACTCTAAGGGGCATGATTATGAAAATTGTGTGCCCGCTTGTTGGCGCTGCAATGAAATGAAAAAATCTAAACATCAAGATGATTTTCTCGAACT